TTATTTCAATAATCCAAGTCTATCTAAAATTATGGCCAATTGTGCTCTTGTAACCGGTTCATCCGGGCCAAATCGACCATCACTATGGCCTTTGATGATTCCTGTTTTTATTGCTTTTCGAATGCTTTCCTCTGCCCAATGGCCAGTGATGTCGTCCTTCACGGTATCTTTTTGCACTGTGATTTGCCCTCCTTTTTTCTTAAGTCCGAACGCCTTCACAATCCCTTGAACGTGACCGTGCGCCACTTGCAAAAGGAACTGCTCGCTTTTGAGTTTTGCCGCGTCATTGGCGTTGTCGATAAACAAGTTTTCTGTCAGTAAAGCAGGCATTTTCGTTTCGCGCAACACCGCATAGTTGGCTCGTTTCTTGCCGCGGTCCCGTACTCCGCCAATTGCTTTCATAATCTCGGCATGAATCACATTTTGATATGCGATTGTCGCTTGACTGACGTTACCGTTGTAAATGTATGACTCGAAGCCTGTGCCGCCACCGGCGTTGATATGGATGGAGAGGAAAAAGTCAGCTTTCCAATCGTTCGCGATTTTAGCGCGTTGGGAAAGGCTCAACGACTGATTGCCTGTTCGCGTCAGTTTAAGTTGTACGCCCTCGTATTCGCTCAACATGTCATAAATATGTTTGGCAATCTTCAATGTCAGTTCTGCCTCTTTCAAACCGTTAGCCACTGCGCCGGGGTCAAGATTTCCCGTTACGCCTTCATGGCCGGGGTCAATCACGATTTTTTTTACCATTATTGATCGCCTCCCGCTTTTTCAATTGCATATTTGATTGCCGCCACCGAACCAATGCCGTATAAAGCGTATTTCAGCCCTTCGATCAGCACATCAAACGAAAAGGCGCGGCTCTCGAATGTTGAGAACGCCACGCCTAACATAACCGCGACAATCGGAATATAACGATTCGGAATGTTTGCCGCCTCACGAATTGCATAGAGCAAAACCGCCAACGCTACATAAGCCGTAAATTCAATCGAAAGGATACTTTCCATTACCGCATTCCCCCTTGAATAATAAAAGACAGCACCGCTCCAACGATGCCGCCTATAATAAGCCGCAAAATCCACGTTGTGTTGCTTTTGATCGTTGAAATGTCCTCCTTCATGTCGCGGATGTTACTCTCCGCAACGGCTAAACGAGTCTTAATATCGACAACATCATTGTGGAGCATGTCCACGTCTGCTTCCAGTTTTGCAACACGTTGTTCCATCTGCGTCATCCTTTCTGTCTATTCTCGAACAGGAACGACTGCCTTGATCGACCGCGCATCAATAATCACGTTGCCAATCACAACGACATAATCCGGAGTGTCATGATTTTGCGCAGCTTTGATTTGCTCATATAAAGCTTTAGCATCAAACTTTTCCACTTCTGTAATATGTTCTTCTCCACTGTGTTCAACGATTTTCACTTTTGTCATTTCCTATTTCTCCTTTCATACAAAATATAAAAAGCCTTATTTAGGGCTTCAAATCTTCCCGTACATAGCGCATTAATAACCGAACATAATATCGTTGTATTTCTTCTTCTAATGGTAATTCTCCTGTTTGAAAAGGTTCACCTGTGTCATCCGGCGGGATGTTCATGTTGAATATCTCAATGGCGCCGCATTTCGGACACTGAACCGAAACATTTTCAAATTGGTTAAATTCCGGTAGAAAACGAGCATTTTTTTGCGGCACTTTCGTTTTATATTCCGTTTGACAAAAAGCACATCGTATCGTCATCGTTTGACCAATAAGTGATTTTAGCACGGTATTCATCCCCTTATGCCGTATAGTATCCGCGCCAGTAGCGATATGCATTATTTGTGTCTCCACCGTCGATATAAAGCCAAAAGCCATCAGGCGAAATATCTATGGCGTGTAGATGCGTTGAGTAAATCAGATTATGCGATGTTCCCGATAGACTGATAGATGACGGCGTGTACGTTTTTTTTGTGCGAAAATTAACACCTACGCCAGCGACCGGGCCGGTTAACCCGGTTGTTACACCGCCGACGCCGCAAAAACCTCTCTCGGTGTTAGGCGTTCTGATCTCTTTAGCATCCATCGTGATATAATCGCGCGAATGAATTGTTAATTCTCCGAATGATCCATCTTCCGGTTCATAATAAAAAATGGATGCATCAGATGTTGTCGATCTTCCAAAACTTATAGCGTCCGATTTAACCTCTGAATGATAATTGTTAATGTTATCCAATTTTACAGAGCCGTTATCAATCGTTAAATTGCTACCATACGCCATCGAATTCGACTTGAATTGTGTTCCACTTAATACTATCCCTTCAGTGTCGGCTGTTGGAGAAGTTTTAATGACAACACCTGTCATTTCGCCAGCCGTGATTGTTCCTAAATTAGCAGATATAGCACTTAAAGTACCTACGTTTAATTTATCTGCCGTAATAGAAGAAGCGGTAATTTTTGAACCATGTAAACTTGCAATTTTTGCATCGTCTACCGCAAGATTCGCAATCTTCGCGCTGGTGATAGCACCATCGGCGATTTGCGCCGTATCCACTGCTAAGTTAGCGATTTTGACATTCGTGATAGCTCCGTTTTGTATCGCCGCAGTGCCGATCGCCGCAGTAGCGACTTTTGCGCTAGTGATCGCCGCGTCTTTGATGTCTGCGGAATCAATCACGATGCGGTTAGGCGATGTACGGTCAAGTTTCGTGTTATCGACAGCGCCGCTTGCCAATTTTTGTGCAGTTACTGCAAGGTCGGCAATGTGTTGTGCATTCACTGCACCGAATAGAATGTCATCGCTGATGATTTTGACCGTCGACGCGGAAACCTCGTTCGTAAACGCTCCGGCTTGACCATACGCGTTCACTGCACGTAGGCGGTAGTACCACGTTTGGTTCACATCGACGTCATGCGTAAAAACGCTCGTTTTGCCTTTGTAAATTAGGTTCGTCGAACTCGGCGTGAACCCTGCTGTTTGCGAGGCATACAACTCGTAATATGCCACAACTTTCGACGTATCAACATCCCACGTCAAGACGACTTTTTTAAACGAGCCGGTTGCCGAAAAGTTCGCCGGCACCGCAGGAGTTACACTTGGCGCTTTCTGTTCCGCGTATTGTTGTGTATATTGTTCTGCGTATTGTTTCGCGTTTTGTTCCGCTGTTGCAGCAGCTTCATCAGCATGTGATTTCGCATTATCTTCCGCTTGTTGCGCTTTATTCGTTGCATCTTGAGCAGCTTCAATTTTGACGTTCGTGTCTTTCGTGTCGATTTCTTCCTTGGTGTACGTGACTTCCATTACTTGCGATAAAGAAACTTTCTTCTCAATTTCCGCTCGCAAGCGCTTGTAAATAGCAAAAACATCTTCTTCCGTATACTCGATATAGTCACCAAGTGTTACGGTTTTTTGTCCATTCTGCTTGATAGACCGTTCGACCGTGTGGATACGCGCTTCAAGATATAACGGCGGTGTGAAAGCTGTGTCTTTAATTCGGATCGTGTCACCGAGACGGAATTTTTCATGTTCCAAGCCCGGCACTTTTTCGAGGTCGACGACGTCACCTGTATACTCGACGGACGAATTGATACGTTTTGCAAGTTCCGCTTCTGTCAGTGAACGCAATTGTTCGAGCGTCATATTACTGTCGCTCGAATCTGGTTCGTATACATCAACAAGGTGTTTTCCATTACGTCCCCATCGCGCCAATGCGTCTTTGTCCTCGACGAACACCTGCAAACGTGTTCCATCGTCGCGTTCTGGTCCAATCCCAACAAGCGCCGTGACGATGTTCGAAAAATCTTCTTTCCTCTCGATACCCATCAAATCCTTGCCGAATTCGACTTCGCGTCCATTCCAGCCACCTACGTGTTCGATTAAATCAACATAACGCCGCGTGACTTTGTTGCCGTCCGTTTCAACGCGAAAATGAAGTTCTAAATTAAACTCACTAGCAATTTGCTTCAAATACGAATATGGATTTGTGTATGATTCGATAATGATTGTGCGGGAGCCGGCAAAATCCACCGTCCCAACAGCCCATTCTGTACCTGATAATGCCATCTCGGCATGTTGTTTTGCTGTCCATGACGGCGTCGTTTGCGGGTCAATTACTTTTGCTTTTGCAAGTTCAATATATGAAGCGCTTGTATAGACTTCGATAAACAAGCCATCCGCGCCATGAAATTTTCGCGTATTCTCAATGATGAATTCGATATATTCTCCGTCTTCGTCAGGTATGATAACACGGTTTCGCTCGGCCAAGTATTCGGAAAAGCTCTTGTTTGCAAACGTCGTAAAGTCGAACGTTTCCAGCGTATCCTTTAACGACTTTGTATGTTTGTCTTCCCAAAATTCTGTCTCGTCGATTATGCTCAAAATACGGTCCGTTTTTCCGTCTGTAATATGAATCAAACAAGCCACCCCCTTTTTCTATTTGTATCGTTCACGGTATCGACAAGTCACTTTAAACGACTGCTCGGGATAAACAGTCAATATATTTTCGCCAGGCTTTAATTTAAAAAAGCGAGCGCCGAAATCTTTTAAATCGAGCCGCGTCTCGCCATTAATCAAAATATTTTTATCTCTGTTGTCAAACGTGATTTTATCGCCTTCATATGCGATATATGGAATATCGGTTTGTGTTATTGGATTCCACTTAAATACTTTAATATCATGAATACCCATTGCTGTAATTGGTGTATATGAACTTAGTTGACCAAAATGAACTTGTATTTGTGCAAGGTTTTTTCTAAATTGTCCTTCTGTATCGCGCCAAGAACGATACATTCTTGCGGTGTGTTCTCCGGTTGTTTGGTCAATTTTTGCGATATAGGCGAACCATTCGTCATTGTACCGCCCAATACGCAACATGCCGAAAAAGTTAGTCCATGTACTAGGAGTAGCCCCAGTATCATTAAACATATAATAATTAACAGCAGCATTACCTACTCTTGCTTCACCATAAGTTGCTGCTCGATTAGGGGTAGTATCTCTTAAAGCGATTTTAGAAATAACATCTCCATCTTCAGCTAATAAATAAATTTCTAACCTCCCAACAGATGGTGCACTATTGAAAAATTCCACAATCGTATCAACGCGAAAATGTTCTAATACCTGTGGTAAGCTCGTTTTCATCACCGGACCATGCCAACCGCTACCGGCGCCGAAATTTGTAGGATAAAACATATATCCATTTGACGCCATCGCACCAGTTACGGTTCCGTCGATGCCGCTTCCTGTCGTCCAGCCTGTGAGCGTGTCACCTTGTGACCAAAAAATCCGTTGTTCCCGCTCAACAGGGACCTGTTCATCTACATTTACCGGTTTGCCTATCATCATATATTCGTCATTTTGATTTTGAATCAATGCGAACGTCACCGGCTGCAATACTTCTAGTTCAAAAATCGGATCACCGTCCGCTGTGCCACCATAATTCAATGACACGACATCAGACGGAAAAGAAGCGTTTTTTTCTTGTCCATATTTGTACGGGTCAGGACAGATAAATCGAATAGTTCCCTGTCCTACTCTGACTAGTTCCTCTAAATCAAGCGTTTCATCGACAATCGCAAAATATGTGCGGTCAGGCTCGTCATCAAAAATCAATTCTTTCGGCTCTTCGGTTACTAACCATGCAGCTAAATCTTCTTTTATTTTTTGGAGATTGGCAATATTTTCGCCTTCGATCATCACTGGAACGTCTATCGGTCTTGGTTGAACAGCTGTGTTTTGTAAATATCCGCCTGGCTTGCCGGGAACAATAAGCAAGTCTCTTGTTACACTTGCCCACGCTGGGCGTTTTCTTCCACGTAGCACTTTTAAATAGCCTCTCGTTTCGCCGTTAAAGGAAAAACTCATTCGCTCACCCCCTTTGACCAGCAAATTGATTTCTTCTCTGTCTCGTAAACTTTTGGAATTCAGTTATAATTTCATGAGTTTGTCTTGCGATTGTCCGACTATCTATATTAGTTATGTTTTCGATCAATATTTGAAGTGGTGATTCAGACAATGCTTTTACAATACTTTGAGCGATTGCTTCCGCAATGTTTGTGTTTTGGTTGGTAAATGTACTGCTTCTAAAGTAATCGCCAACTCCATCCGCATAACCCGGAACCCAAAATCCTAAAAATTCTTTTGTTTCGTCATGCGGCAGAATAGACGTTCCGGCTGGCAAGCGCATTAAAGTCGGCCCGCCTACACCAACCAAAGCCAATCCTTTCCGCGGGATGTAGGCAAGTTCTTCACCTTCCTCACCAACCATCGCCCAACCGCCCGGATGATAGTTGGTTCCCTTCGCATAACCAACATATCGCAGTCCTCTCATTAAGTTCCGAATGCCCGGAACATTAAACACTGTCCCGTATCGGTCGATGATATATCGAATTGCCGCAACTGCGTTATGGATCGGATTCCAAATGTCGTCCAAACCCGGAAGTTTATAAGCGTTAAATGTTGCTGGAATGGTTTGCATCAAACCGCGCGATGCTTGCCCTCTTTTTGCGTTGCTGTCCCATAAGTTGATCGCCCTTGGATTCCCGCCGGATTCATGCATGGCGATTGTAACAAGTGGATTGATCCAAGAAGTAGGTACACCAGTAATACGAACCGCTGCTGCAATCCAAGCCCTTACATTTTTGTTTCCTGCTGCGCCATCAAAACTGAAAAACTCATCAATTTTATCCTTAATGAAATCAAGCGATTTGTCTTTCAAGAAAGAAAGGATACCATCGCCTAATGTTTTCAATGTACCGCCTACCCCGGAAATGGACGGTTTAAACATTTTCCAAACTTTGTTCATCAGTTTATCAGCGCCGGACAATGCCAAACTGAAGAAGTCGCCGACCCCGTTGGCATATCCGGGGAATCCATACGATTTAAGCAGTCGTTCCGTTTCTTTGTTTGGCAAAACGGCGGTTCCTCTCGGCAAGTTCGGATGCAGTTCGGACCCTTTTGTGCCAAGTAATGTCGTCCCGTATCCAGGGATATAAGCCAGCTCTGGCCCTTTTTCTCCGACAATAGCAGGACCGCCCGGATGACCGCTGGATGGAGTACCTTTAGCGTATCCTTTTGGTTTCCACATCGGAATTTGATACTTCTTAGGTACTCCAATTTTATCTAGCACCCAGTTGATCCCGCTGCTAATCGCATTGACCGCTTTTGCAACGCCACGAACCATTTTGTCCCACTTGGTCAATACTTGTCCGGTACTCCAATCAATTTCATCGACTTGTCCTTTTGCTTGTTTCTTTGCTTGGTCTACAACGTTTTGATGCATTTCTTCTGCTCTTTTGATTGCTTCATCACGCTGTCTTTTTGCCTCTTTAATTAGTTTGTCGGCTTGTTGTTTGGAGATGGAGCCCGTTTCGTCGCGCTCTCGGATAATCGCCGCTACCGTCTGTTTGTATTTCTCATTAGCCTCTTTGATAGCGCCATTCTTAGCTTTCAAACTGTTTTGTACAGTCTCTGCCGCTTGTCTAGCAGTGATGTTGCCTGATTCTTGCCGCAGGCGTTCCAAAATCGCTTTTTGTTCCTGTTCACTCTTTGACATGGTTTGGACAGCAACATTCATCATTTGTTGCTGAATTTGGTTGATCTCGTTCTTTTCTTGCTCGGTCAATGCACGTTTTTCATTTTTGGCCTTTTCTAAAATCTGTCTGATTCGGTTTTGCGCGTCTTGAACAGTCTTTTGCTGTTCATCGTGTTTAGCTTTGACGTTGTTTAAAATCTCTTGCTGTTCTTTTGCTGACAATGATTTGCTGTTAGCCAAGAAAGTGCTTAAATGTTGATAACTCTCGTCAAAGTCTTTTTTCAAACTTTGCGAGATTTGATCGCCCATTCGGGCAAATGTGCCAGTCAACGAATCGTAAATATCTTGGGAGATGGTTTGCCCTGACCATAACAATTGATTCAATTGAACTGTCGCTTCATCATTTAATTTTTTGTATGCCAAAACTGATTTCGTGGTAGAATCTGAAACCTTGTCCCCAAAATCTTTGATAGCCGGTATGCTTTCTTCTTTTAAATGTTTATATAACTTCGTCCCGCCTTGAATTAACAAAGGAATGCCAACCGTCGCCAACAATCCCATCGGTCCGCCAAGCGCGCCCAACCCCAGACGAGCAATGCCGGCGATTTTTGATAAACTTCCTAGGTTTTTGACGGCTCCTAAAATCCTACCGCCAAACGAAGTAAATTTTCCAGCAGTATTGGTTGCGCCTGAAGCGACATTTTTAAGTGATGTTACAGCTGTACCTGCGCTTTTGTTGAAAAGGTCAGCGTTTTGCGCTGTTTGTGCCATGCTTGTTTTAAGCTGGCCAAACCGTTTGATGTTCCCGGCGATCAATCCAAAGATTGACCCCAATCCTTTAGACATGAAGCTAAATGCAAACCCTAAAGGACCAGCTGCCGCAACCATTGCAAGCAAACTGACAACTGCTTTTTTTCCAGCAGGCGGCAATCCTTCCAGCCAAGCAGTGAATTTTTCAATGGCATCAGAAGTACTTTCTATTGCGGGTTCAATTGTGTCCAGTATCACTTCACCAAGGGGAACCAATGCCTCTGACAACCTTCTTAAAATTTTCTGAACCCGTGTTCCAAAATTGTCTTGAATTGCCTCGCCTGCATCTTTTGCCGCTCCTTCAAAATCTGTCAATCCTTTGCCTACTTGGGCAAAGAAAGCTTGATATTGAGGACCAAGATCTTCTAATGGTGTTCCCATTAATTCAATGGCAAGTCTGTTACGATCAGCTTCATTCTTAACTTTTGATAAAGCAACCATGACCGCCATAAATGCAGCGTTTGCTTTATCTCCACCTGATTGAATATCAGATGTTATTTGGTTATAATCAAGACCTAATTCTTTCAATGCTTCTTTCGTATTTTCTGAACCATCAGTAATTTGTAAAAAGCTTTCCTTCACAGAATCTGCAAGCTTATCCATTGACCATATGCCACTTTCGGCACCTGAGATAAGCATTCCCATCATCTGTTCGGCGGAGAATCCTAGGTTTGCAAATTGAGTGGAATATTCGCTGATCGTATCCAGCAACTCATTGGAATAATCTCCGCCTCGCTGGAATGCCACTGTAATCATGTCCATCGCTTCCGTACCGGAAACACCAAACTGTTGCATCAATTGTGCAGCAGCTCTTGTCGATTCAGCCACATCAGCGTCGAATACCTCGGCCAATGTCAGCGCTGCTTTGGTGACGTATTCCATCTCTTCTTTTGGCAGATTGCCCATCGTTTGGTAGGCGCGGGTGATGGCATGTGTTACATCGTCAAGACTTTCCCCGAACCCTTCACGCCACACGCTGATCGCAACGTTGTAAAGTTCTTTGGTTTGCTCGGCGGTCAATCCGAGCGCCGCTTGCATCTTTCTGTGCGATTTTTGGAAATCAGCAGCTGTTTTTAGAGCAAATCCACCGAGTGTAGCCAATGGAGCTGATACTTTCGCTGTTAAATTTTCTCCGATTGTTTTTAGCGTCTCGCTCGTGCTATTCGCTTTTTGCTGAAAAGACGATAAAGCCTTTTCTGCTTTTCCCCATACAGACGATTGATAAGCTGCTTGTTTTTCGAGTTCTTGTAATTCTTCGCGTACGCTCTCTAATTCTTTCCCTAACTTGTTATAGTACGCGATTGCGTTGTTTAAACGTTTCCCTGCATTTAACGCCGCCTCAGATTCAGCCCCGTGCGCTTTCACTAATTCGTCATATTGTTTCTTTAGCTGTTGAACGCGCTGACCTTGCAGTTGATAAATTTTGGCTAAGTTGTCTTGCTTTGCGCGTAAGCTATCAACCGTCTTTCCGAAGTCATCGAACTGGGAAGCAATAGCTTTCAGTTCGCTGCGCGCCAACTGCATCCGTGCATTAATATTTTTTAATCCTTTATTAAAATCGGCACCATCCAATCCAACACGGACGACTAAACTTCCGAGAGTTTCTTCGGCCATTTATCGCACCTCCCTTCTTAAAACACCGCATCAATCGGGACAACTTTTTGATTCTTCCATTTCCGTTTTCTTATTTCTTTTGGATCATTCAATTTTTCTCGATACTCCATCAATTCCATAAAGTAATGAATGTCAATTTCGTCAATTTGGGCAGGTGTCCATCCCTTTTTATCTATCAGAAAAAGATACATTTCCTTCACATCTTCAATCATTTCTTCGATTGTTCTTCTTTTTCCATTAGTTCTTTTAGCAGCTTTCCCACGCTTTCCTGTTCATCTAAAGGCGGATAACCTAAAATCCCAACGCCAATAACGTTATAAAAGACTTTCTGATGGTCGATTGCATTTAGACCGTTTTCTAGTTCATCTTTCGTAAATTGTTTGCCGAACGCCTCCACAATCAAATTGAGGCGTTTATCAAACAATTTTTCCTCGTCTACATTTTTGGATTGTGCGTATTTTTCCACCTCTAGTGCCTTTCGGTACATCTTCAATGGGATAAACTCTTGAACAAACGTTTTATCCTCACCATTAATCTTCAAAGTGATTTCCATTATCTTTCCCTCCTAATGTTTTATGTAAAAAAAGCCGGATAAAAATCCGGCTCATTACGATCCTGTGCCATCTAACACAGACAAGTCAAATACAGAATCAAAGAACGTGTCCATGTAAGGAGCGAATTCTGGAATATCTGTATCGGCAGTGACTTTAAACACTTTATCGTAATCACGTCTTACAAATGTTCCAGTGATTTCTTGGTTTTGGAATTCAGGCGAATCCGTTTTTGTGTTCCATTCATCAGACGGAACAGAGAAACGCCCTTTATACAGCCATACATACCGCATGCCGCCGCTCGATTTATTTCCTTTGAACCCAAGCGCGACATACGGCGGCACAACGTCTTGCTTGTAAATCAAGACGCCGTTTTTCAGTTCGTAGCCAAGAATGTCGGCTAGTACATCCAACGGAATTTCATCAACCGTAAGCGTCAAAGTAGTTTCGCCTGTTTGTGTAATAACTGCAATCGGACCGTTGTCAGCGTATTGGGTAGCCGATTCCTGCGCTGTTTCAACCTGTGCGGTAATAGCCGGAGCAAACGGTTTTACTTCCTCGTATTGAACGCCAGTCTTATCGTCTTTAATCAATTTCGCATATACAATATCTTGCAAACCTACAATTGCCATGCTTTATTCCTCCTTTAGCTTGGTTGTTTTGTATCTCATGATCTTCCGAATCACTCCGGTTTGTTCATCAAATTCCGTCGTCACAAATATCCGCTTGAATTCTAAAGACTTCATCACGTTGTCAATCTGTGTTAGGAGTGGAACCGGATCGCCTTTTGCCCACAAATCAATCTGTATGATAATATCAGAGGCAATCGCTTTGTTGTCCCGATAATCTTCATCCGTGTTGTCAATCTCGATTACCCGGATATATGGGTATTGGTCGATATACTCATCGGGCACAACCCAACGAAACACCTTGCCGTCAACTAACGGCTCTAATGCGGTGATGACCGGGACTTCCATATCGATCATAATCCCAGCCCCTTTCTCAATTCCTGTTTGATCGCTTCAAGCGCCTTGTTCCTTGATAATTCGCCAGCTTTGCTGATGAATGGTCTCGGTGCCATTTTCACAGTACCAAACTCCAAAAAACGCGCTCTCCACGCTGTTTCTTGACCGGGGCCGACTTCGGCATATGCTATCCCTTGTTGCCTTTTGGTTTTTGGGACGTGAATATCGTCTCTAATGTGAAGGTGGTCGATATTAGAAACTGGCACTTCTCTTCTCATTCGTTCAGCTACTATTTTGGCGCCAGCTTGAATCGCATCGTTTTCGATTCTCCGACCTTGTTTGCCAAGTTTTTCGATTCTTTTCTGAATCTGCGCCAATCCTTCAACCTCGAAAGATGCTGGCATTAAACCACCTCCTTGCATTGGAGGGTCGTCGTTCGTTTCCTGTGCAGGTCCGGGCGAACCTGTTCAATCAAATAGGTTGTATCACCGAATTTGACATACATCCCTGGCTTGATTCCTTCACGGTATCGAATATGAAAAAATACCGCGTATTCTAAATGAGCCACCGCTGCTTCAAAAAAACGTCTTCCTGTTGGCTGTTCGATTTCTGCCCAGCATGAATAGACAGTGACAAATGTTTCAGTAGGAAGTTTCGTCACCGGGTCTTTTATGGTTTTCTTTTCTTGGATTTCAATCCGATGCTTCAATCTCCCCGGATTCATGCCGAATCACTGTCATATGCGTATGACAATTGCGTTAGAATACTTTGTATGATCGGCCTTGTTTGATCGGTCGCCTTTCCAATCATTTCTCGGTTTTCGTACCAGTCAGCAATTAATGTCATGCAGAATAGCTTGGCAAGATGATTGTTTTCATCGAATTCCACACCTGTGGCGTTTTTGAGATATTCCTCCGCAGCATTAATGAGTGTAGTAATCAACGCATCATCATCGCTAAAATCCACGCGAAGCCAGTTTTTCGCTTCTTCAAGGGTGACGATCATCATTTATCACCCTTCTTCCGCTTCACTTCCTCGGCATATGCAAATTTGATTAACAGTTTCGCCGTTTTCTCCGGCAAGTCGGCTTCCTCGCCTTTTTTCAGACGATAACCGACGCCCTCACAATCCATTAGGGCGCGAACTTTCATGCTGCTATCCCTCCTTCAAAGAAAAAGAGGGGATTGCTCCCCTCATTAAGCAAGTTGTACTTCACCGAATACAAACGCTTCATCGTCGCGCAATTTAACATCCATGCGCTCGATAGCACGCCATAACGTAGCGTCAGTTTCGAACGCATCCATAGCGACGTTAGAAGACATGATTTCTGTACGTTGACGGTCGAACATGACAACCGCTTCTTTCAAGTCACCTACAATGATTGGTGCAAATTGCGCACCTGTGTCGCCGTCAACTCGGTTAGCTAAGACTTTGTTCGATACGATTACAACCGGTAAACCGAGAAGCTGACGGCCAGTCGGCGAAGAAATGGACGGTTGTAACAAGTATTGGCCGTTTTGGTCTTTCAGCGTATCGAGCCAGTTGTAAGCATCTTGGTTGACAACGACGCTAGAAGTCGAACGGAAAACAGGGTCTAATTGAACGTTGACGACTTGTTTCAATGCGTCAAGGTCAGCGATAGCCGTTTTTGATTTCGTACCTAACAGCGCAGCAATTAAATTATTGCGTGTTACGCGGGATTCGTCGCCAATCCAGCGAACCAACGTATTGACAATGGCTTCTGTGCTGTCGTTTAACAGTTCGTTTGTGACGCGGAAGAATCCAGCGTATTTCTTCACTTGGTAATTGAGTAACGTGAATTGAGGTGTTGCTTTTTCACCAATTGCTGCACCTTCTGCCACTTCGACGAAACCGGTTTGTTGTGAGCGCTTCTTAAATACACGCGAACCGCTCAAGGTTGTTACAGGTTCAACTGTAATAAGATTTTGCAAAGCATCTTTGCTTTCGCGAAGTTCGTTAATGCGCGTTTGAATGTCTTGCGGTACTGTGTAGCCGCCGTCTTGGTTGCTGCCTTCGCTCATGGCGTTTTGGAAACGGGTGCGGATGTGATTAACAAATGCTTCGACTTCATTTTCCTTCACTTGTACAGTCGGTTTTAACGGCTCTTTATCCTCAATAGTTTGTTTTTGTTCCTCGTAAAGCTCTTTTGCAATATCAAATTTTTCTTGAAGCGCTACAATTTCATCTTTCAGCTTTTTCGCTTCCTCAATTTTATTTTCAGCTAACAGTTTACGAGCTTCCTCTTTCTTATTATTGATTTGTTCAAGTAATTCACGTAATTCTTTTGGCATATTTGTTTTCCTCCTTTTGGTTTTTGTGTAATAAAAAAGAACTAGATAAGGTCTAGCTCCAATAACAATTTCTCTTTTTCATCCTGTTTGTTTTGTTTATTAATCAATTCAACCGCATGGCGAATGGACTGACTAGCGCTATTGACAATCGCAAGACGGTTAAATGCGACTGCGTTCATGTTCGCCACATCTAACGGCTGATCTTGATACAAGATGCCGTCTGCAAAGCCCTCTTTGACCGCTACATTAGCCGACATCCATGTCTCATCGTCCATCATCTGCGAGATTTTACTGCGAGAACGCCCTGTTTTTAATGCGTAGGCGTTGACAATGGATTCTTTAATGGTGTCTAGAATATCAGCAACCTTCCGTAAGTCATGCATATTGCCGTATGCGGTCGTCAGTGGATTATGAATCATCATCACCGCCATCGGGCTCATGAGTACCTCATCACCGGCCATCGCGATGACAGACGCCGCGCTCATCGCCTTGCTGTCAATCTTGACGGTAATCTTGCCGTTATGCTCTTTCAATGCATTGTAAATACCTGCCGCCGCAAACACGCTACCGCCATAGCTGTCAATCCATACGGTGATGTCCTTGCCTTTATACTGGCTCAATTCTTCCTTGAATACGTTTGGCGTGGTCGCTGGCATCCCAAACCATTCGTACAACCACGCTTCGTCATCGTCTACAATGTCACCTTCAATGCGAAGCTCCACGCTCTCTGGTTCAGTTTCAGTCGCTTGGTTGACGATGAATTTCCAAAACGGCATCAACTGTCACCTCCTTTCTGGTACTGCTGGCCGATCATCGTGATCGGAATATAGTTGCCGTTCACCATTAGGACATCACCGCCTTCCTCGGCTGGTAAGTCAAGATAGCTTCGAGCTTCATTTGCTGTATAAATGCCGTTGTTGACTCCTTTTGATAGGGCCTCCATCTGCGTTTTAATGTCAGCTCTCAAAATAACATTGACATTGAATTTAAAGAAATAGCCCTGTTGAATAAGCTCGTTCGACAGAATTTTATAGGTGATTTCTTCCTCGTACTGTTTCAAAATGTAAAGGAGCGTATCAACATAAAAAGCCAAGTTCTGCGCTTCTGCTGACGCATAACTTGACTTCTCATAGTCGTTAATTTGATTTGGTTTTATTCCAAACGCTGCTGCTATTTGAAGAGCCGTGTATTTCTTCAACTCAAAAAACTGGCTGTCGGTCAGCTTAATATCTAACGGCACAAGCTTCATCCCTAACGGTACCGGAATGATCTTCCCAGCGTTTTTCGAGCCGCTGGCGAATTGTTCAAAACCTTTCACAAGACGATCGCGTGCAGCAGGATCTAAATCGCCTGTATATTCTAGTACCGCTTTGCCGGTCAAACCTGTCTTGTAAAGGTTATTCATAAATTTTTGACTTTCCAGTGCGCCGTCCACAGTGCTTTTCAAGATGTCCCGAACCGACATGCCGGTAATGCCGTCAAAGGTTGCAGATGTTTTTAAATGCAAAACCTCGTCGTTTCTAAAAACGTATAGCTTGCCATCATATGGATCGTTGTAACGATACCATATTGCGTTCTTTTTCCCTAAAATCCCTTGGTCGTCCACAACGATGACAACATGCTTGCTTGGCATTATCCACATATCTTGCAGTACCGGACCGTTGTATCGGCACCATACATACGCGTTGCCGTAATGGTTCCGGTTCATTTCCACCGTTGACCAAAAGATGCTGCTGGTCATGTAGGGATTCGGACGTAGCTTTAAAATGTTGTAGACATCCTCTTTATTGCTTTTCACGATGCCTCGATCGGTACGCTGATACATCTTTAGAGGCAATTTTCCTAAGCTCTCGGACAGGATTTTTAAACAAGCAAAATACGTCGCCTCAGAAAGCTGGTCTTTTGGTGTGTCAGGATCAATGCCAAGCCATTCCAGCAGTTTAGGATTCATCATATCTACTGTTTCGTTTTTGAACAATCGCTTCAACCATCGGAACACGTCCTCACCTCCTTACCAGCCCATCATTTTGAGATATTCCTCAGTAATTTCGTTAATATCAACCGTCTCTGTTCTCGTCATCGCCCGCGTCATCGCGTTGATCGCAGCCGCTAACGGGTCGATACGGTCAGTTGATTTATCCTTGTCTAGCATGATATTTTCATTATGATCTTGCCGCACAACAGCATTTCCGACCGCCCAATTCATCACCGGATTGTCGTCGTGCACAATCTTGCCCGAAAAAACCAACTCTCTGAAAAACTTCGTTGGCTCCGACAGCGTGCGAATCCCTTGCCTAATCTCGACCATTGTATAGCCTTCCGCTTCCATCTCCTGAGCGAAGTGCGTGGCGTTATACGGGTCGTAGCAAATCTCCTTAATGTCCCACAGCTTGTCATCAGCCAGCTTCTTGATATACGACTGGATAAAGTGATAATCCACCACAGCGCCAGGTGTGACGGTGATCCAGCCTTGCTCTACCCATAAATCATATGGAACTTTATCCGTCCGTCGCTTCTCAGCCAGCGTATCCTCTGGAATGAAGCTATGCGACCATACATAAAAACGGCCGTCGCCTAACGGGACAACGCCGCTGATGCTCGTCAAGTCGATTTTTTTAGACAAGTCCACGCCGATATAGCACTCTCGGACATCTAAATCAATTTTCTTCGATGTAGCACATGCACGCCATTTATCTAACGGAATATAGCCGTTGTCTTTTTGGTCTACCCATATATTCATGTTCTTCGTTAAAAAGCTCCGCATTTTTTCAGGCACATCTAAAGCTGTTTGCAGTTCACTTCGCAAAAAATTCATGCCTTCCTCATACGTCGCGACGATCGGATTGGCTTTTATCCAATTCCGTTCGTCTTTGATGTCGTCGTCCTTGTCCAATTCACAAATCATTACGAAATACTCATCGTTTTCAATTGGCGAATCAGGATCGAGAATCTTTGACACGTACTGATATTCGGTATAGCAAGGCGAATCGAGGTTGAATCCTGCTGTTGTAATAACGACGATCAATGGATTTTTGCGTGCAGCCATACCGGAAACTAGCACGTCATATATCTCGCTCGTTTCGTGTACGTGGTATTCATCAATGACGGCAAGACTAGGGTTCTTCCCATCCCCTGTTTTCCGTGCCTCTTTCGATAACGGCTGAATAATGCTACCGCTCTTTTTGTGCCGGATACGCCCATAGGAATCGGTGTATTTGCCGTTTAGCAGTGAGCATGACTGGATTTGTGACAGCACCTCATTGTATACGATGCTGGACTGTTCCCGCCCCCATCCGGCAATATACACCTCTGACTGCTCTGGCGACAGAAAACATTCATAACTGGCGATCAATGCGAGAAGTTGAGACTTTGCATTTTTCCTAGCCAGCTGAATATATGCTTTTCGGAATCGTCTCAAATCGTTTTCTTTGCGTTTCCAGCAAAAGATATTACCAACAACAAAAAGTTGAAAATCAGTCAATTCAATCGGCTGGCCAGCCAATACACCTTTTGTGTGTTTAAACATCCGCGCCCATCGGTAAAAGCGATAAAGTTCGTCACCGTCGAAATAGTATGGATAATCGTCGTTAGGGATGAGTTCAATCTCTTTTAAAAACCGCTCACACGCCTGTTTATGTTTTTTACACGCCGTTATGCGCCCATCAACTATATCTTCAGCATATCGGACAATCCGAGCGATCAATTCAGTTATCATAACGCATCACCGAACAGCTCTTCTTCTTCCATCTTCGGCTTTTTATCCTCTTTCGCAATCGCCAATTTTGCCCTAGCAGCTGGTGTCAATCCGAATTCGGCTGCCAAGCTTTTCATTTGTTCATGCAACTGCTTTTTCTTGGTGAGAAGAGGATGAGGAACTTTATTTGTTTCGGCCGCTTTGTTGGTGTATTCGACCATGAGCCCCTCTTCCGCGATGATCCGGGTGCACTCGATATAATTGACATAGGCGTCACAGTACAACGCCAACGCGTCCACGTCGATATTGGTCAGCAGATCGAGATCCTGCATCTCTTTGACGATTCGCTTGAACTCTTTCTTGGCCTCATCGCTAAGCCATGCAGGCGGCTTCACTTTGTTTGCTTTTGGTTTCAACCGCTTTTCGGCTTCTACCCTCTGTTCGATTTCTTTTTTCGTCAATCGGTTTTTATTTCCTTGCAACAAATGCAGCTGAATCGGCATCGCTTTTCGTCCCATCACGTTCTCACCTCCTGCTTACCCCCTTTTACGAGAAAAAACGAATTTTGTGCGCGCGAAGTTGCCCCCGCCGGTCCCAGAGGCCTTTGCCAAACTTTTTTGACCGCCCCTACCCATACCGACGTTTTTCCTCCGCCGTCTTCCGGTTATGGCAGGCTTGGCATAGTGATTGCAAGTTACTCATATCTAATCGTTTATCCCATGCCACCAATAGCGGCACTATATGATCCACAATTACTGCACGTGTGATTCGTTTGTCTCGTAAACAATGCTGACATAAGTAATTGTCTCGAACTAACACAGCCTCTCTAATACGTTCCCACTCTCGACTATGGTAGAAGGCTCTTGCTTGTTGGTTTCGTTTGTTCTTGTCGTATTCCTTATCATTCCGTCTTATTCGTTGTCTCTGCTCTGCTAGATGTTTATGTTTAGCGCAGTATCGTTCTCTTGTTAATTCGGTACATCCAATCTTATTGCATGGTTTTAGTGGTCTGCTCGGCATAAAATCACTCCAAATAAAAAAGCACCCGATTATTCGGATGCTTCCTGTTGATTTTCACCTAAAATTCTGACTTGATAACCAACTTGCTTCTTATCTCCTTTGTCTTTCTCCACTTCTGTAACAAGACCTTCTAAAATCAAACGATTAAGTGCTAATCGAATTCTAGCTAAAGTTGTGAAATTCCCAGTATCGAGTAAAATCAAATTTCTTATGTCATTTATTGTAAAAACCTTTTCTTTATCAGTAAGTAATATTTGATAAATAATCTTCTCTAATGTTTCTGTTCCAGAATATACACGTGCATTTTCATTTCTAATATATCGATTTATGTTCTCTTTATGATTTTTGTCTATAATTTGCTTTTCAATTTCTGAATTTAATTTACTAATAGCATTCATAAACTCATTTTTCACTATTTCGATAGCTTCTTCTTTAACGTTGCCGTCTTTTTTATCTTCAAAAAGATTGGAAATCTTAGTTACAGTATTTTCGAGTTTTTCCTCAAAAATATTTAGTATGGCATTTTGTATATTACCGATATCAATACTTGACACTTTTTCTCCAACACTATTTAACTTTTCATCTATTCTTGCTAAAGTTTCGTGCATTTGTCTCGTTAGCCTTTGATTATCACTGTCTTGTTTTAATGTTATGACAATAGCTACCAATGCTAATGCAATAGACACGGAACTGGATATAAAAGAAAATAAGTTTGTAACTTCTTGGTTATCCGATAATCGGTAAGTCAATACAAGGATTATAATAGCGATTAAAATCGATACTAGCCACATCCAATCTCTATTAGTCCATTTCTTCTGCTCCATATACTCCATCTCCCTTCGTCTATTATTTTTCGACGAAAGAAGATGAATTTCTATATAAATTATTCGTCAAATTTTGACATCAACCCAACGCTTATCTCAAAACATTCGATAAACACTTCTCACACATAACCATCGAATTTTTCTTGTATTTAGCGTAATTATTAACGTCTTTACATCTATTGCACTCGATCTTCTTTTCTTTCCAATCGAATATTAATTCCCAACGTTTGAACATTACTTACTTCCTCCTAATCGCCCCATGCACTCGCTTGTACGTATCACGATTGACACTCATCAAGTCGAGCAGTTCCCGACGGCTCAATTTCTCTTTTCGTTTTTTCTTACGCTTTTTCATGTTCATCACTCCAAAGAGCAAAATAAAAAAGCGCTCGAATTAATGAGCGCTTTACCAAATGGTTCAATCATAAACGGCGCAATTACTTCTTTTTTACTATTTCTTTCGACTCAAAAGAAGGGATTTACTTCCTTTTTGAATAAATTTGTAAAAATAAAGGAGGTGAAATGTCATGATTATGCATCCTGTAGTTTCATCAAATTTAAGAGCTGTTGGATACGATCCGGTATCACAAACGTTAAGAATTGAGTTCCATGACAGCACTTATGAGTATTACAACGTGCCAGAACATGTTTACCGAAATCTTATGTCAGCTCCTTCAAAAGGGAGATTTCATGCTTATTTCATCAAGGATGTTTACCCATACAAACGATTATAACTTGTTAACTACAGGAACTGGTCGAAAGGAGACCAGTTCTTTCATAGTCATAAAACGTCTGTCATTTAGACAGACGTTCCCGTGTATTTTGTATGTCTTGTTCAACTATCGCACCCGTTAGTTCAATTATTTTTTTAGTTCTTTTTTGTCAGGCAGTCTCTTATAAATATCAAATAAATCTATTATAGTTTTTTTAATAAATTCATCTCCACCAGTTCCATTTATTGCAGTATCAAGCCTTGCATACATAATCATTAACAGACTTTTCGCTTCCGACTCATCTAATTGAGTAATTTTCTCTTTTACTTTTTCAATTTCTAACAACAAAAACCCCTCCCATTCAACAGTATAGCACTTTCACTATCCTGCCCCGTTAGTTGAATAAGAAAAAAGCGATGAAATCAACATTCACGTTTAACAAATCCTTGGAATAAAAACACCACCCCGATCGGAGTGACGCCCTGCTTCAGCATATTCCATTCACTTATTGGTGGCTTTTACACGACAAAAACGGAGTGTTACATCTATTTTGTTTTGCTTTACAAAGTGCTAAAATGTTATTATAAGTTGCAGGAAACTTTAACTACGTTATTGAATATTATGTTTCAAAGGGGTGAGCGATCATGAAAAAAATAATCGGTATAGTTTCTCAAATAAATATGTTTGTACTTCTTACCGCTATTTTTTTTCTTTTATATGACCTTGCCCTTTTGAAACTGAATATATTCAATAACAGTACTATAGGCATTTTTTATATAAGGGAATTAATATCATTCGTACTAGCTCTTTTAACTATAAAGGTTTTCTTTAAAGTTGAGAATAGGTATAAAGAGGAAGAGTGATCTAATTTTTACTTTTTGTTTCTTCTGCAGCAGACATCTGTTTGTTTATGTCTTCAACATATGCCTTCAATGCCTTTTGCAGTTGTTCGGGGAGTTGTATATCAAGGTTTTCCGCATTAGCTACTAATCTTTCCTTTTGTTGTTCTGTCGGCTCATTAGTTTCTTGCCCTTGATTTTGTTCCTCTTGTTTTGTTCTACGCCATTCTAATATTCTCCCCATTATACCTGGAGTATCCAATTCCATTCCTAAGAATTTTGCTCTTCCCCCTAATATCGCAACCGCAATAACTGAAAGAATAATTATGTTTGGAATATAACCAATAAGCTCAATAGTTCCAGGTGACTGAACACTAACCTTGATGTCAATTTCATCATCAGAACTTAGTTTACCAGCATCAGCTATTGATAAAAGATCTGACATAAAGGGTATCAAATGATGGGCTTTAATATGTTCTTTTTTACGAACATGTAATATAAAGTGACATTTGTCTCCTTTCACATAAAAGTCAAATAAAGATTTATCAATGTATTCAGCATAACTGTCTGCATTGGAAATTGTATGCTGTGAGTATATAAGTTTGTACAATTGTGGATCAAGATCATCTCTTCTTATAACTTTAATCCAATCCACTTTTCTTCTCTTTCTATACGGACACACCCCTTCGTATTCAAAAAGTAGTTCAGGATGTTCTTCAATATTTTCCACTTCTATAGGTATGTCTTCTTCATAAGGTTCGTCGTCTCGGACAATTCCAAAATGTATGTAAGTTGATCTACTCGAAGGAATTAAAACTATATCCCCTTTTTTCATATCATTACAAAACGTCTTTATTTGGTTTGCAACGTAATTAGGTCTATTTTCATTTTTATATTTATCTCTAACTATATCACTTAAAGGTCTGTTTTCAGTTAAATGCTTTATTTCAATTTGATTCCATCCAATTCCTATAAAACCTTCATTTACGAAATTATCATAAAATTCCCCTGAATTTGTCCTAACAAACCAATACCTTTGATCTTCAGGAATTTGCGGGACATATTTAATTAACTCCTCCATTTGCTCCCCTCCTCTTGAAATAAATTGATTTAACACAATTTTATACCAATTTAATTCTCATATCTAGTACTTGGTAAATAAGCCTCTTTACCCACAAAGGCAGAAGAGGCTTTCGTTTATACGTTTTTTTATTTTCTTTTCAGCTCTTTCGATCATTGTTTGTACGCTGCTGGACGATATGCAGAGATAGTTCGCAATCTCGCTATATGTTAAGCAATATCCACGCGACATTAGATATACTTCCCGTTCTCTCTTGGTGAGAACAGATAAAGCGTCCTCGATGCGTTGTCGATCCCATTCTGTAATAACACTTTCCCTTTTATGATCGTCCCATTCGTAAATTGGCTCACTAGACCGAAAAAACTTTTGCATTAACAATGGGTCAAATGGTTTTTCACGCTGATAAGCAGCTCTTCGTTCAATGCCACGTCGATTACCAGGTCTTCTTCCTGTTTCCATCCACTCAAGTGCAAATTCTAAATCGCTAATCATTCCTCTTATAATTTTTTTATCTTCTTCACTAGCTTTAATGTACATTTTTCGTGCTACCTTTAGTGATTGTTTGTATTCTTTGATAAGTTGTTGCATATAAAATGCACCTCCAAAACAAAAAGGACACCAAACGAGCTTGAGCTCATTCAGTGTCCTCCAGTTGGCTGGTAGAACAATCTACAATTGCGAGATTATATAATCCTCACTTGCAAAAGATTCTCTTTTTGTTAAGAGGATATAGATTTTAAATATTGATAAGAACTCTTCTCTTTGGTCTATATCTATTGTTGCATTAAAGGTTTCATCTGCATCTTGAATTATTAAATCTATGCTTGGTTTATCTTTAAATACAGCTAACTCCATTTTTAATGACTTATTATCCTCAGGAAAAGAGCTGATTGTCATTTCTCTATTTGAATATAATGCTAATATTGTCATTTCAATATTGGCAATCAAAGTTGTAATTAAGTCAAAATACACTTCAATATCCTCAACTTCAGGAATTTGATAATGATGTTCAACCTTATTCCTTATAGTGTTAAATCGCTCTATTGATCTTGATTTAATAATTCCTGCTTCTGTCAGAAACTTTAGTTTGCTGTTTATTCCAAGGTTTTTCTTTTTTAGATATTCACTGAAACCCAAGCGTTCAAAAAACACATCTAATTGGCAATCGAGTGCTCTTTTGAGATGAAGAATACAATTTATTTTAGCTCTGACATTATTACCAGAAGATTCACTTAACTCAAGTTCCTCTTCAGCAAATTTTAAGTAGTCAGAAGGGAATAAATCAAATTTAGGCGCTTCCCTCAACCCACCTATACTTGTTCCACCACGTAGAACACTAAGGTTTTCAATTAAAAACTTTTTTAATCTCTCATATACTTCCACTAAAACTCTTCCCCCTCATCAAACCTAATACGTTTTACTTTCCCTTGATGCGTAATAATTTTTGTCTCTCCATACAGTGGTAATTCAGTAATTTTCGCCTTCCCATCACAAATAACGATGGCAAAACTCCCTTTTTGTTCCATTATATCAATTTCTAGCTTTTTTGTACTAGGGTTAATTGGCAACTCTCTTAATCTCACGAGACTCCCTCCCATATGTTATAATGTGGTTAGGAACCCATTGTATTCACTGTCATTCCTCTTGGCCGGAGTAGTCCTTTTATTTTTGTATTAAACGCTTAAATAGTGGAAATAAATCTTAATGGAACAAGGTCACAATCACCTTACCTTGAATGCCTGCCGACTGCCTATTCCCCCTATAATGACCTTGTTCCTTTTTTGATTATTCCTTATGCCTTGCAATTCTGCGTTGCTGTCGGGTCATATTGATTCACAAGCTTATATCCTTGCAGCTGGTACTGTTTCACCTTCCATTTTCGTTTCGTTCTGACTTCCTTATGTGTTTTGGGATGACGTAAGATGTAGATCATTTAACCCCCTCCAATGCTTGTAATGCTTGTTCGGCTTTTCGGAGTGCATATATATCACTTGATGCTTCTCTAATATCTTTGAAGATTTCTTTGCATCGCTCAATTTTCGCTTGCGCTTGTTGGAGTTGCTTCTCCAATAAAAATTTTTCTTCCACTGTTTCATATATTTGATTCCTTAAACGCTTCTGTTCTTTTTCAGTTTCCTGCTGTAACTGCTCCACTTTCTCCGCTTGGGAAATGAGCCAAACGATTTGATCTTTCCGCATGTAGTACATCGCATTGTCCGGCGCTTCTTCAAAACCGATCAAACCATTAATACGATTTTTGATCTGTTGCAACAACTCTTTATCGTTCATTCCGTTCTCTCCTTTCCCTCATAAACTCCAAATAATGCTCCCGGATTCTCCATGCCATCTTCGGCCCGATACCCGGTATTTCTTCCAACTTCCCAAGCCACTCCATCATCAATTGCGTGTCTAATTCATTTTGCTGTTTGGCTCCTGCTTCAAATCCACGATTCCATGCAGCCATGATTTCTGGATGAAAGGGAGAAGTTGTTTTCTCCCTCTCACGTTTGATTTTGCGTAGTGATTTGCCCATAAAACCACCTTGATCGTTCAGATTATCTTTGGAATGTGCATTAACTTACAATTCAGAAACCATCACTGTGATTTCTTCTTGACCGCATTCAAGGCACGTTAAAACTAACTTCTCATCGTAAGTCTCAATATCTACATCAGAGTTCCCACAGTTATCGCAAATAATTGTAAAACTCATTTTTTAAATCTCCCTTCTTTCGCATTTTCTTCGAACTACGATATTAAAACTCGACTTTTTCAACGTTTACAACCTTAAAGAAATTAGGTTGATTATTTGTTTCTTCAATCCATTCGTTCAATACTTTGTTAAGTCTTTCTTCCAAAAGTCTTACATGTTCTGTTTTCACGTTAGATAAATAATCTTCTGCTGGTTCACCAACTTCTGAATATGCATCTTCACTGACTTGTTCTAAAATACGGTCACCACATATAAAAGGAATATAACTTTCAATTTGACCAACGTAAAAAACTCCTCTTTCTCCATTAAAAAGTGCTGAAAACTCTTTTTTACCGAATTCAATAGCTTCTTCTTTTGAGTCAAACCACTCAATGCTATCCCAAACATCATCATCTCTTAAATTAACAAGCCATTTGCCTTCTAAATTTTTCATTTTTCTTTTCTCCTTTCTGCACAGTATGTGTCTACCATTCACAAAGGCTTCACTGTACTACCTTCCAACCTTTGCGGATTCGGCTGTTTAACTCACATTTTCGCAATTCCTCATACAACCAAACTTTCTGGCCATCCTCCACTCGAAACAGCAAATAACCTTTTCGTTTTCTCTTCTGCTTCTTCATAGACAGCCCCCCCGTTTCTAATCCCCGTAAACGTCGATATGGAGCTTTTGCAGTGCGTATAGTCTTAAACCCTTCACCTCATGTTCCATCTTGCAGTCAACACACTCGACAGCAAGCCCTTTTTCCGTTTTTCGTACTCGAAACGCTGTACTTCCACATGTCTTGCCATCTTTCATCGCTAGACATATGAGATATACAACCCCTTTTGCGACATCCTTCATAATGCTTACCAGCTCCTGTAATGTCCGTATTGTGACGATCGCAAAAGCCAAAATCACGATTAGCGATAGATGCTGGATACTGACTCCGGCAAGTAACGCTAATGTAACGACCACCGAAATAAGTAACCCGTCGAATATGATCTGTTTCATCATCCACCTCAATAGCCGTTGTTTTGCCGTTCGTGATTGATCGCGTTTTTCTGTAGATACGCTTCTTCTATCTCCTGCCAAGAAAAGCCGAGCATTTCGCCAAGACCAAGAAAGTAAGCAAAAACCAAATCATATATCTCACCATTAACATCCTCATGACGATGGAAATAAAGGGAGTTGATCCAATCGTATATGGCGATAAATTGCCCTAAAATATCACCGTCACCGAAATACAACGGCTTTGGTTCATAATCTTCATACACTTCATTTATGTTGATGTCATTTCCGATCGATAAGAGGAAATGCAAGCAGTCTGCGAATTCTTCAAGCAATGGTCTTTTTATAACTTGTAAACCTGTTCCGCCACAATACCAACATGATTCCTGTTGGAATCCTAACGTTTTTCTACCCTCGCAATATTCACAAATTTCATAAACAGCTCTTCTCGGCTCTTGGTCATGGCTCCAATATTTGAATCCTCTATGTTCATTTACAAGCTCCCCAAGTTCCACCATCAGCGCAAGGATTTTCTTTGCCAGCCGATCTTCGTCTGGCTTTCGCGGATGCTCGCGCTCGATATGCTCGTCCAGTTTCCGTTGCATGTCAAAGAGTTTTTGTAGATTCATTGCTTATTCTCCTTTCAGTTCTCTTGTACAAAAACAAGGCACTTTTCCTGTAATCAAATTTCCGTTTTCGTCGTAATCATCAAATTCTAATATTCCGGTGTCGCCGCATGTGCCGCATTTGAAGTTATTTTCCGGTGTTTTGTTTGTTTTCATCTTAACCACGATCATGTCAAAGAGTTTTTGCTGATTCATTGTTTATTCCCCCCTTCCTTTCATTCGCTAACTCCGCCAACGCCCCCCAAAGCTGCCGTTTGGCATCGTCCATTAGCTCAAAAACTTCCCTTGGAGTATAACCAAAATCATCAACCAGGACAGTCATCGTGCTAGCAATTAACTGATGTTCAAACCTTGTGATGTCGAACTTGTTTTTTTCATTTCCCATCGTTCAATCCTCCAATTTGAGTTTTCAATGCTACCCTCAATTCTGACACAATGGACAAAATGACATCCGGTTCGTTCGCGTGGGCTTCTAATTCATCACAAGCCCGCAGGTAAGATTTGCGCGCTCTTTCGTACTGCTCAATTTTGGCTTGCGCTTCTTCAAACCGCTCAAGTAGCGCTAAATACTCTTTGTCCAGTTCGGCTATGGCACGGCTGATTGCTCTTCTCATCACCTCACGCGGTTGTTGCGTTCTCTCAAAATACTTTGTTGCTTCTCTGTATCCATCCATGTTTCTCCCCTCCGTTAAACCGGTTTATCTTCCCGTATAGCCGCCGTTTTATGTATGCCGATACTTTCTATCCCCCGTGATGTCCGGCGGCTGTACGGGGCGAATACGGGCGTTTACGAGCGCGTTGCCCGTGTGAGTGCCAATATGCGTTTTAGTTCGTCGTAGTTCAGTTCGTGTATGTCCCTGCCGTTGTATTCGTCTATGCCGATCTCAAGCAGTCGGCGGATGAGGAATTCTTTTTGCAGTGCCATTTGATATTCCCTTGATGTGCACGCTCTATAGAGTTTCACCCACCTTCCCCCTTTCTCTCCGCTTAACCAAATCTCGAAACCATGCTTCGTCGCGCATATCAAGAGAAATATCAATCAGTGCATCTATGTTCTCGTCGGTCAAAAAGATTTCGTTGTCCACCACGAAGTCTCTCATCAGCGCGCGCCTTTCGATTCGCACCGGGCGGTCGTAATCGTCAAGTGTCAGGATCACCTTGCACTCCGGCGGTTTTATCCACTCAACATAGCCCGTCCATCCGCAATATGAGCTGCGAATCGAGATGCACCGTACCCAGTCCCCGGCTTCCATGTCCCCTCTCCCCCTTTCCTCTTTCTATCGAACTTCCAATGATTCAGCGGTTATGCCAAGGCGTTCACACACCTCCGCCAATCGCTTGCGAAATGCCTGCATCTCACGCTCGTGCTCTCGCCGGGTCTTTTCTGCGTATTCGCAGTCGCAGGATGCCACTAACCATGCCCCGTTCATCACTCTTGTGTATAGCCGCCCCGTTCCGTCGCATTTCACACACATGTTTTATGCTCCTTTCAGCCGGAAATCTTCGCCTTCTACTTCCAAGAGATATGGACCGCATTGCCCGAGCAGCCGACTGGCAGCTGCATAGCCAATTTTTTCACTCAATGTCCCTCGATCCTCATTGCTGTTGAACACGATTGGCTTTTGTTTTCTGTAGCGTTCGTTAATGATCTGATAGTACAGAGCTTCTTTCGCCTCCGACCATTTCGCTTTGCCGATGTCGTCCCAAACCAGCACATCCGCGTTGATTGCTCCGTATAGCAGTTGGTTCAACGTCTCGCCTTCGTCGTTCATCATCTTGGCTTGAATCAGCTCGTCCATAAATGTGACATCTGAAACCACCAACACATTGAATCCGTCTTTGATCAGCCGTTTGGCTAGCGCAATTTGCAAATGTGTCTTCCCTACCCCAAAATTGTTGTGCATTTGTTTCATTTCAGCCCGTTTGCCAGCCGGAAGCTCTCGTAATCGCTGCTCCCCAACAACTGCGATAAAGCCAAGGTTGTGCTTCGCAATCACTTTTTCACCGTTTTCCTTCTTGAACTCACTCATATATTCAAGTGTCACATCATACATCGATTGCTGATACTTCGTCACTCGCTTGAAGTTCTCGAAATTCGCATGAACAAATTCATCGGGAATGAGTGCCTGCTTGAATCGGCGCTTCCATGCTTTTCGTTCTCTGCATTCACAAGGCTTTGCGAATTCATAACCACGCTCGTCTCGATAGAAAATGAATTCCGTGTCTTTGCATCGAGGGCACTCGTAGTCACCCTTTCCATCCCCACGCTCGTCTGGCTGCTTCAGCTTCTCGGAGGATTTGCTCGTATGACTTGCTGCCTTCTTTTGCAGATCGGCTAACACCTCGGCGATGCTTGTGAATCGTCCCTCCATCCGTACCCTCTCCCTCTTTTTGCTCGTGATATTTGCTTAGCAACACTTTGCGCACGTATTCGAAAGAATGGATCTCGTCACCGTTGAATTTTGGTTCATACTCGTCAAACACTTGGTCGATCAGTTTAAGGATGTCATCCAGCGGAATCTGCTCCTGCAGGAGTTTTTCTATGGCCGTTTCGTCTTTAGGAGAAAGCGATAGCCCTTTTCCTCTGCGTTGGATGTATCTGTTAGCAATCAGTTGGAATGATTGAGCATGGTCGTTGCCTATATCATCATCATCTATTTTTCTATCAGTTATATTTTTTATATCTTTTATATCTTTATTAGATAGGCCAGATGTGGCCGATCTCTGTGACAAAAGTGGCCACTCTCTAGATTCAGAACGGCCATTTTTGGCCACTCTCTCGTCGCCAGATAGGTCGGATGTGGCCACTCTCTCATTTGCAGATAGGCCATTTTTGGCCGGTCTGTTGTGATAAGCGAATTTCTTTGATTTCCTCACCCTGTAAATTTCTCCATATGGTGCTCGAACTGATTCAATATAACCCTGCTCTTTAAGACGGGTGATATTTCTTCTGACGCTTCGTTCGCTTGAACCCAAGTCATCGGCGATCTCCGCTAATTTTACTGGCCGTCCGCCGAGCACGATGCCCAACGTTTCGCCTTCTTCCTGCACTTCCTTGGTTACTTTAGAGATAAGCCATAAGAACTCCCAAATGGCTGGTCCGATCCGTTCTCGGTGTTCGGGGGTAAGAAGCCCTGTATAAACAGGGAAGTAAAAACTTTCGGGCATCGTATCACCTCGGCTTTCCTATTTCCTCACACAAATCGCAAACCCGTCTTTCACGCTTTTTACCGTATATTCCGGATATCTCCGCATATACTCTAGTACCAGCTGTTTGAAATGCTCCTTGTCTTTGGCCTCCTCCCAAATCCATCTTGGGAGGAGGATTTTGTATTGTGGCTGCTCATTCAGCATCGAAGACGATCTCCTCTTGTTGAGCCGTTTCTTCTCGCAGCTGCAGATCGATCACCTCGTATGCCTCGGCTTCAATGTAGTCAACTGGTTCCGGATCAGCTGTGATGTCCTTCTTCACTGTCTCGTCTTGAACAACAGCTTGCTGAATCTCAATCGAAATTGGCAGGTACTTCCACATATGCCGGATGACAGTCTTTTTCGCCATTTCCTCATAGTCCGTGACCCATGGGCCGTTATTGGCAGCTCTAGAGCGCTTGCGACGTTTCTCAATCTCCTCTTTAGGCATGAATTCGAATTGATAGCCGCCGTCTTTGAAATGCGCAACCGCATAAGCACCAATAAACTCACCGCGGTTTGTCATCGCTGGCTTATGAACGAGCTTTGGATGTAAGCCGTACTCATATTCGAACGTGTCGTTTTCGTAAACCGCATGAGCATAAATGCTTTCGATATTTCCGCTGCGCCGTGCTAGGTCGATCATGCCTTTATAGCCGATGATGAATTGCACATCGGATTGTCCTGTTTTTCCATTTTTGAACGGAACGAAGTAGCAATGTCCGATGAGCCCCGGCTCTAGTCCAAGCTGTGCTGCTTGCATAACCGCACCGAGAAGTGAAGGAACAGAACATTCAAGCAATTTTGGATTCGTCCGGATAGTTGTAAGAGCAATTCGTGCCATGCGATCGGCATCCATGTGCTTTGGAAGAGCTTTTTCAATTTCAGGTCCCATTTTTTTGAGATATGCTGCAATCGTTTGTGCTGGAGTAGGCGCTGCTGCCTCTGTTTTGTTCGCTTTGTTTGCAAGCTGGTTTTTTAGCGTTTGATTTGTTGCCATACTTATGACCTCCCGATTTTTTAAATTGCGATCAGGACCAAAAACAAAATTCCTAAAAACGTATAAACAGTGCCTAAAAGTTTGTTACGCCAACCGAACTGTGACACTGCTCCGCCAAACCAAATACCGGCAGTAAGAGCAAAACTGATATCCTGTAAATCAAACATTTTAATCACCTACTTAACGGAGAATCGCCGCGATATCGATTCCCTGGCGACCTCTTGATATATTTCTGGATACTTCGCTTTGAGTAACTTCGTATCAACACGGCTGCTACGAACGTTTTTCCATGTGACGATACGATCACCGGCAAAGGCTCTTTCATAATCACCAAGCATAGCCTTGAGCTGATTTTCAGCTTCCTTGCGACGTTTAGCAGCTTCGGCTTCCTCTTGCTTGGCTTGTTCGTATTTTGCAATCAAATCGACAGCATAAGGTGGAAGTTCAATTTCCTCGTCAAACTTAGCTGTCGGATATAAAGCTTTCAGCAAATCACTCGAAGCATCCGAACCGTCGAACATTGGAGGATTTTTCTTTAACACGTGATTGTTCCAGAAGTCCGACTCGATTTGGATGAGATACTGAATGATCTCCTCATCTCGTTCGATTTTTTTGTAGATGAACTTATTTCCACCTATGAGAACCGCAATCCACCAGGAATCAAAACCAGTGACAGCCATGTAGTGCTGGCATTGAATGAGATATTGTGCCGGAACCTCATCATCTTTCCACTCTTCTTTGAGGTATTCACTGGCCGTTTTACATTCAAGCCCTGCCTTCTCACCGACAATCAGCCGATCCACGTTTGCAAGCATGAAAGAATGTTCTGGATGCTGTAGAATCGCATTTCTGCGCCGCACTTTGAGACCTGTTCGTTTGCTAAATTCTTGAGCGACGACATCCTCAAGCACTGTGCCCCAATACGCTGCTTCGCTACTCACATTTTCCTCTGGGGCTTGTCCGATCTTTTCAAGATACACCGCAACAGGAGATTTCCATTTGTTTAAACCGGCAATGGCAGCTGCATCGCTTCCTCCGATTCCCTTCCGACGCGCAGCCAACCATTCTTCATGGCTCATTTCATTTGTGTTGGCAAAGACGACGGACATTTTTCCACCTCCATTTGATTTTTGAAGGCGATTCCTGTACTATGTAGGTGACTGTTTTAAATCAGGAATCTCCCTTTCCCTATTTTTCGAAACGCCTCACTCCCCCAGTGAGGCGTTTTTCATGCCTTTTGGAGTTCCTCAATGCGCTTGAGGATGGCGCGTACGCTCCGTCCCGTACGGGCAGATATAGTTTCTAATGGCAGCACGCCGTAATGGTTGAGAATATACAAATCCTCGTCTCGCGACCACTGTCCCACCCTGTGACTAAGAAAATACGGGTCAAAATCGTTTCCTTCCCATAGTGGCCGGGTAAGCTCTTGCATGCGCTGTTGGTACGGACATTCCCGACAAACCGACAGGCTGGAGTTGACCTTTGGACACTGCCGGCAATGCCGGTCGTAAATTTGTGTTGCTTGTAAGCGACGACGGCGTTTCTCTGCCTTCGTCAACCTCGTCACCTCCTTTCTTGCTGCCCGACAACCGTGGTACAATAAAAACGAAAACGGGTATCGGTGGTTCTGGCTAGTTGGTGACGACTAGCCGTTTTTCGTGCAATTCCTTCTTGGTTTTTGATTCAATGGCTTCCAATATCGCTTGATTCTCCCTCATTTCTTTGCACCATCTACGAACCTCCGAAACTCTCACGATCCGGCAAATGGTCATCCCTCATTCCCCTTTCCCATAACGATAGCAATATCAATACCGCGCTCTTTCAGCAACTCAACGACCTGGAGCAATTTGTCATGCTCCTCTTTCCGTTTGATGAGCTCGTCTAAGTCGCGTTTGCAGCGCAAGAACTCTTTTACCCATTTTTCCGCTTCGTTCAAGTCGCGTCCGAACTGAGCCACACGAGCGCGGGCAAGGCAATAGTCGCAACATTCCAGGAGTTCATTGGCATGTTGAAGATCGCCTGGGAGGACGTTCATCACGAAACACCTCCCAGTGCTTTCGCTAAACGGATTGCCGGAACCAACAAATTTAACTCTTCCACGATGTCGATTGGCTTAACGTTTTTATCCCCTTTCGCTCTCCGATTTTCTACACGGCGCTTAATATCGACGTGATATTGAGCGCCAAGCAAGTCATAAACCTTGTTGTACGCCTCGTCAAAGCCGATCTGCTCCCGTTTTGATAAAGCACGCACCGCGTCATTGAATTGTTTTCGTAACGGCATATTTACATCGACAAGCCCGCGTTTTAAGTCCGTTACTTCATTGGAAGTGGCCGCAATCTTCTGTTTTGCTTCGTCAGCTTCCTTCTTAACAACCGCTAATTCTTGCTCTAGTTGCTTTTGTCTAAGTTCTAGTGAGACCAACGCTTGCAGTTGAGGACTCAACATCTGAATGTTGATCGCATTCTCCTTCACCCTGTAATACTCATCCACTAATCGCTCGTATGCTTCCCAGGCTTCGTCGGTGTTGAGTGATTTCGCGTGCAACCATGCGCCTTTTTCGGTCCATAAGTAGAGTACTGTTGCATTTTTCGAACCATCCGCAATTTGCGTACGGTTTAAAAACTCTTGTTTTTCCGAACCTTGTAACGCAAAATAGTGTTTACCGAGCTTAAAGCGATCTTTGTTACGGTTAAAATTTTCGGAAATCCGTCTGTTATCCGTACCGTAATACTCAGCTAACTGGGAAGTTGTCAAAACCCGTTGGCCGTTTTGTTCAATCACAGTTAAGTTCATTGCGTTTCCCCTCCACTTTGTTAATGTATTTGATTAGCTCTTTACGTTTGTGTTTATACGCGAGCTGTTTTGTCGCTTTAAGTGATATAAGCCATTTACCGTTGTGATATTTGAACTCGCTGTCTGGGATATCCTTAAAAACCGGAAATAACTTCTTGTACTCTGCTAAACTAACTGGATCTCTTTGCAAATGTTTCACCTCCCTCGGTATAGTAATCGCTCCAATCATCGATTTAGTTGCGATTGATTAGACAAGTTTTTGCAGGATTTCCCTCCTTCTTGTCGAAATAAGGCGAGGGAAGGAGGTGATACAGATGAAACTTATAAAGCTTTCTGAACAACTACTTAAACAAATGGTCGTAGAGTATAAGAAAAATGATCGTGAGTTGTTCGATCTTGATTTTTTTAAACAGCTCCATCCCAACGAAACTGAAAATTCTCTTTCAAAAGCTTTATATCTGTTAGAAGAAGAGGGCTTCGTGTCGATTCTACCTGCCGATAATGTCGCTTATATAACAGCATTGAACCCTCGTGGCATAGCGAATGTTGAAGAAAATACGTTATTGAAAAAGGGTTATACGCTTATAAAAGAGATCAAGTCTCTAATCCAATAACAATCCAATCATCTGCAAGCAAATCCTCCGCTTTCGGATTCCATCTTTTGCCGGGGGATATCTTTTTGCCAGCTATTCTCTCGTATTCTGGTGAAGGAAAGACAATGCAGCAGTCTGGTGTGTCAGTCGGTTTTATTCTCATGAATTTATAAAGTTCATCGCCTGTCCGTGTAATGCACAGTCCTTTTTCCAATGCTAACTTGGTTGCTTCCTGAATATTCATGGATTCCACCCCTTGTCCAATTTTTCACCAAAAAGATCGACTCATCCAAAATTCAGAACTCGTACTTCGTATCTTCCCAACCGCACTCTTCGCACGCTGCTTCCCAAACGTAGCCTTTCCCTTCGACAACTTCTACCACTTCCCAACGGGCTTCCGCGCCGCAACGTGGGCATTCCATGTTCTTTCACCTCCCGCTTGTCCAAATTTCTTTTGAAAAGAATGCGATGCGGTAATCACCACGAATCAAATCGAACTTTGCAACGCACAATAATCGTTAGGCGCGATTTTCATTTGTGGTTACATCCTTTCAGCTTCTCGGCTGCTCTTTTAACCACATGAGCAAGAACTCTTCGCATTCTCGAGCTGGAAACAACCATTTCTTGCCGACCCGATACTTTGGAAATCTCGGGTCATAAAAGAATGTTTCTCGAATGAATGTTTCACTCATGTTGGTTTGTCGGCAAAGCTCTTTCATGTCCCAAAACGTGTGACGATGTTGAATTTCATCTAGGCGCTTCCGCAACTCTTCTAGGAAGCGCTGCTCGATCTGATGTTCATCAAGATGAATTGTTAGCAAGATTTATCACCCACCAATTCCATCTTCTTTTCTTTTGGAACAATTAATATTTCTATGCCAAGAGCTTCGCATGTTTTGTTTATAGTTGTTTCGTTCCAACGGCGGTTTCCAGCTAGCAAATCATGTATATACTGAGGCGTATAACCGATCATTCTAGCTAAGTCGGAAGCAGTTAAGTCCCGTTCCTTTAAAAGTTTTTTTACTGCCTTCGAAAAATTCATTTATCTCAACCTCCTTTCAGCTTAAATTTTAAGCTTAATATTTAAACAAAACAACATTTAAAATTAATCATTTAGCTGTATTTAAGAGAAATTTTAAGCATTTTGATTAATTTTTCTTTAATTTGCTTAATATTTCTTCTTTTTTCTCATTTTTTAAGCTATTTGCTTATTGAATTGTGAAGCTTAAAACAATAAAATTAAATCAACAAATAGTTTAAAAAAGGGTGATGTTTGGTGGAAAAATCGCGAATACGTACAATTCGTAGACAAAAGGATCTGAGTGGAACTAAAGTAGCAGAAATGTTAGGAATATCAGCCCAATATTATTACGATATTGAAAAAGGAAAACGTAATCTAAGTGCAGAAATGGCAACCCGTCTTGCTGAAATTTTTGGAGTTACAACAGACTATTTATTGGGTAGAACAGATAAGCCTAATGACGAATCAGATTGGGATTCAAAACTACCTGAACTAACAGAAAAAGAAGAACGAGACATTGCTCTTAAGCTGGAGAAAATATTAAACCAATTGGATCATGAAAATGCGGTTTCGTTTTATGGAGAACCTATGGATGAGGAAACAAAAGAAGCAATGCGCATATCTTTAGAAAGCTCGTTACGACTTGCCAAACAGCTCGCAAAGAAGAAGTTCACTCCTAAAAAATATAGAAAATAAGTGGGTGACGGCGCATGAAAGATATAAAAAAGCTGATTATGTCCCTTATAAGAAAACATGGGACCAATGATCCTTTTCGTATCGCAATGGAAAGAAATATTATTTTACGTTTTGAAGATTTGAAATCTACGTATGGATACTTTCTACACAGCAATCGAATGAAATTTATCCATATCAATAATAAGCTGGATGAAGCTTTTCAACGTTTTGTATGCGCCCATGAATTAGGACATGCTATCTTACATCCAAGAGTTAACACTCCTTTTTTGAGAGCAAACACTCTCTTTTCAGTTGATAAAATCGAAATTGAAGCAAATACATTTGCTGTTGAATTATTACTTCCAAATGACGTTATCACTCAATACCAAGGCACCGATCTGACCATATATGACGTAGCTAAAATGTACAGTGTGCCACAAGAGCTTGTTCATTTAAAAAATTTTAACCATGAAACAGAACGTATATTCGTTTAATTTAAGGAGGTATTTCGCTATGATCATTAATTTAGATGATTATCGGGAAAAGAAGAAAAAGAAAAGAAATGACCGTTCAATGGTCAGTATCCCTATATTTTCACGAATTACAGTAGAGGATAACAAATTAATCGGTGAGCTTGAGAATGGACAAAAAGTTATCATTCAAAACTTAGAAAAGGAGGAGTGAAATTGGCTAGTTTCCGTAAACACCCAAACGGAACATGGGAATATCGAATCCGCTATAAAGATCGGGCGACCGGTAAGTATAAAGAAAAATCTAAGCGTGGATTTAAAACAAAAAAAGAAGCCCAATTGGCAGCCGCCCAGGCGGAAATGGAATTGGAGTATTACGGATTCTCTGAAGATGGGAACGAAAGAGTAGATGCGTATTTTGAAAAGTGGCTCGAAGTGTATAAAAAACCAAACGTCAAGCCTATCACTTATTCTCTCCAAGAAAGAAACGTCCGACTAAACATTCTTCCGCGTTGGGGGAATTATAAGCTTAAAGAAATTACCAGAGTTGAATATCAGAAATGGATTAATGAATTGAGGGAGCGATATAGCGAAGGAACAGTTAGACGAATTCACAGTATCATGAATTCAGCGCTCAATGACGCTGTCCATGAATTCCGTATTTTGCGTGAAAATCCGCTTGTGAAAATCACTATTCCAAAAGAAACGGATAGAAATCAGGAATTAAAATATTTCACGCGGGAGCAGCTGGAAAAATTTTTAGAGGAGGTAAAGAAACCACAGAAACATGCTAAGTATCAACATTCGATTCAGTACTATGTACTGTTCACTCTTTTGGCCCGTACGGGGTTGCGGATCGGGGAAGCTTTGGCATTGACGTGGGATGACATCGATTTTGAAAATAAGACACTCACGGTGAACAAAACGCTAGTGTATCCGACTAACTCAACGCCGTATCTTTCGACTCCGAAATCGAAAGCAAGTTTGCGAACAATCAAATTAGACGACGTGACGATTCGTCTGTTAAAAAAACATCGTATTAACCGGAATGAAATGTATTTAAAATACCAGAACTATAAAAAACCTGAAACCAACATTGTGTTTCATCAACACGACGGACGTTGGTTACGGACAAACGTTGTCCGTGAATACTTTAAAGAAGTTTGTAAGCGTGCTGGGCTTCCGATATTATCACCACACGCTCTTCGGCATACTCATGCTGTTCATCTTCTCGAAGCCGGAGCAAATATTAAATACGTGTCCGAAAGGTTAGGACATGCAAGTATAAAAACAACCGCTGACACATACCTCCATGTGACCAAAAAAATCGAGGATGAGGCACTGGAGTTGTATCAGCGGTACACAGAAAAAATATAATTGTGGGTGAATTGTGGGTGTGGCGTTCAAGAAAAAGCGCCACACCTTTGATTTTATAAGATTAACCAATACTACCTTCCATTTCAAACTTGATCAAGCGGTTCATCTCGACGGCGTATTCCATCGGCAGCTCTCTTGTGAATGGCTCGATAAAGCCCATAACGATCATTTCCGTCGCTTCCTGTTCAGAAATGCCGCGGCTCATCAAGTAGAACAGCTGCTCTTCCGACACTTTCGACACTTTCGCTTCGTGCTCAAGCGAAATATTGTCGTTTAAAATTTCGTTATATGGAATCGTATCAGATGTCGATTGGTTGTCGAGAATGAGCGTGTCACATTCGATGTTCGAACGCGAACCGGACGCTTTGCGGCCGAAATGGACGATGCCGCGGTACGTGACTTTCCCGCCTTGTTTGGAAATCGACTTCGAAACGATCGTGGACGATGTGTTCGGCGCCAAATGGATCATTTTCGCCCCAGCATCTTGGTGCTGGCCTTTGCCGGCGATGGCGATCGACAGCGTCAAACCGCGCGCGCCTTCACCTTTTAAGATGACAGCCGGATACTTCATCGTCAGCTTCGAGCCGATGTTGCCATCGATCCATTCCATTGTCGCGTTTTCTTCGCAAACGGCGCGTTTCGTCACCAAGTTGAAGACGTTGTTCGCCCAGTTTTGAATCGTCGTGTAGCGGCAGTACGCGCCTTTTTTGACGATGATTTCGACGACCGCGCTGTGGAGCGAGTTCGTCGTGTAAATCGGTGCCGTACAGCCCTCAACGTAATGGACGTGTGCTCCTTCATCGACGATGATGAGCGTCCGTTCAAACTGCCCCATGTTTTCCGAGTTGATACGGAAATACGCTTGCAGCGGCGTTTCGACTTTAACGCCTTTCGGAACGTAAATGAACGAACCACCCGACCAAACAGCCGAGTTCAACGCCGCGAACTTGTTGTCCGTTGGCGGCACCACTTTCGCAAAATGTTCGCGGAACAAGTCTTCGTTTTCTTTCAGGGCTGAATCGGTGTCTTTAAAGATGACGCCGAGTTTTTCCAAGTCTTCTTTCATATTATGGTAGACAACTTCCGACTCGTATTGCGCCGAAACCCCGGCCAAATATTTTTGTTCCGCCTCTGGAATGCCGAGCTTATCAAACGTCGCTTTAATTTCCTCCGGCACTTCGTCCCACGAACGGCCCGATTTTTCCGTCGGTTTGACGTAGTACGTGATCTCATCAAAGTCCAGGCTCGACAAGTCGCCGCCCCATTGCGGCATCGGTTTGCTGTAGAAAATGTCGAGCGCTTTTAAGCGAAACTCGAGCATCCATTGCGGCTCGTTTTTCATGCGCGAAATTTCTTCGACGACTTCGCGCGTCAGCCCGCGCTGGGCGCGGAAGATGGAAACGTCCTTATCGACGAAGCCATACTTATATTCGCCGATTTCTGGTGCTTTTTTCGCCAT